GCGGGGATTTTCATCTTGAGCCTCCAGTCCTATCAAAGTCCTTCGAGTGCCGCCAGCAGATCATCCGCCGATGGGATAGCCTTCACTGCCTTCGCACGGCGGGAAGTGTCGCTTGCAACAGCCGCGCTCTTCCGGTCGCCTCGGAGGGCTTCAATCGCTTCCGTGAGATCAGCGACGGTTAGCGTTCCATCCAGAGCGGCTTGCCTCCAGGCGGCGATTTTCATGTTGAGTTCAGTAGATGCCATGGTTATTCTCCTTCGGAGTGGTTGTTTATGATGGTGTCGAGAAGGGAGTCGAAAGCGGGTTCGGAGAGATGTGGGAGGGTGTCCATACTGAAGAGAGGAACGCTCAGAATTTCTACCTCCGCCGGCTCATCAGGATAACCTGGATCACCATTCGGCATGTACATTCTGCCGGGCCTGCCGGGACTGTAGGCGTAACTCACTTCCACATCCTGTTCTCCGAGAACCCCGAAGTCCAGTGTAACAGTTTGCGAAAAGGTTTTCATGCTGTAGATCCTTGATTGAGTATGGTGAGAAGAAGACGAAGAGTGCTTGGAGTACCTGTTATCATGTGCTGCCCCGGTACGGTATCTGGAAGATATGGAGCTAGGTCGATTGTGCGTTTGTTGAAGAAATCCCTGATCGCATTGCAGATGAATTCTTGGTAAGCTCCCTGCGGAACCCGATTCTCAAGCTCGGACCATAGGAGCAGGTCGAGGCGGGCGGCAAGATCAGCCGGGATCGTTGTATGCAGATGCTTGTTTGGAGTAACAGCTGGCTTACGCGGCATGGTTAATAGAACCTCCTGATAAATTAGCGAACCAGTTTTGAACTTCTTTTATCTCAACAAATGTAATGCGTTTACTATACTGATTTTTGTGAATTCTCCAAGAACGTCCAATAGAAGGTAATTTGATAATTGTTCCTTGTGTTCCTGCCCACAAAGTCAGCGCCCAATCAGTTAGTTCAAATGTCCAAATTATTTTTGGAGCCGACTCAACTACCGAGCGACGATAAACTTTAAATCCGTGCACGTGTGCAGGGTGGCGTTTATGTTGCTCTAGAGAATATGGTTTTTGGGCATCATATAAGGTTCGCTCACGCGGCAATTTTTCTTCGTTCGTATAAACCATACTTGCTTCCGGAGTCTTCTGTAGTGTATGAATAGCAGATATTATTACCGCAGAATCATAAATATCATCGTAGTCGGCATACGCTACAGCGGAAAGATTTCCAACGGAATAGCCATATTTTCTACTCTCTCCAAGTGTTCTTTCGGTAGCGGCAAGAACAGACAAATTTATTTGAGCGGTTGGCAGAAATTCAATACACTCTGCTAAGAATTGGGATTTAATATCTGGAGTTAGGATATGAATGTCCGCTATTTTTTCTTGGTTATGCTGCATCGAGAGCACCAGTCAAGATAACATCCCGAACAAGTTGCGCGCGGGTGGCTAGGCGCTTCGTCTCTTCGCAGTCGAATTCAGTGGTAGCGAGATTGAACCGGCCGCCGGCAGCGATGTAGCGGAGGGCATCTGCCTTCTCCCAAGGCTTGGTGGCGTAGAGGAACCGAAGCTCCGTCTTCCCTTTCGGAAGGTCAAGCTCGTAGCCTTCCGTGTTATAGTGAAACCTGTTCGGAGCGGGGGATGCAGTCAGTGGATTCATTTGAGCCTCCAGAAAAAAGTCGGTCGGAATTGACCGAATATGAACATGTTACCATAACATAACGTGTTCGTCCAGCAAGGGATGAAACTATTTTATTTCATTTCTCTGCCGATTTCTGCCGCTGCCCTGACGATAGCGCGACGTGTTGCTGTATAATGATCGCTGCCGTTGAATTCCTCGAAGTGCGTGTTAGCCATCGCTCCAAGCGGTCTGCTGGCTTTGAACACAGTCACGCACATACCGAGTTTAACCGCCAGCCGCAGTGCGTCTCCGTCGTCTGTGAGTGGGTACCATACCACGTACCCTGCGTCCGGGTTGTAGCTGTAGTAAATCACGCCATTTTTAGAATACCAGTTAGGCAGGTTCGCGGCTTTTGCAGCCAGTTCCAGCAGTTCTTGATTCGTGGTCATGTAACCAGCCCCCACAAAACAAGCCCGAGAATTCCGAGCGCACAGATCCAGGCGATAATTTCTAGTGCGAGTTCGCCCTTGGTCTGGCCGAAGTAGAGAGTAGAATTATCCCTGATAAACTTCGCAAACCACTGTCCGGGTTTAGTAGCCGCCAGCGCCTTTTGTTTTTGCTCCAGATAATAATCTACTTCCAGCGTGTCCTTCATCGAGACTGACTTACCCGCTCGAATCTGTTCTGCGAGAATTTCCAAGCGGATGTTGTATTGGAAGGGAGGAGATTCGGGTTGGTCGGGGCTAGAGATACGCTGACGCGCCGGTTTGACTTCGTTCATTTCAATCCTCCGGGTGGTTCATCATGTTGTTAGGCCAATTTTCAGTGACATCTGCCAGATTGTTGTGGTCGCAAAATTCAGCAGCTAATCTGGCGGCTTCCGATGCATCGTGACGGGCCGAAAATGTCACCGGCTTACTACGGGTGGTGAGCCACGCGGCAAAGCCGAAAACAGCCTCGCGGCCATTGAGGCTGTCAGTTGTGACGCGCTTCCGCTCCGGTTTTACTTCATTGGTCATTGTGATCTCCTGAGTCAATCGTTGCCAGCAAATGCACTACATCAAACATCTTCCTTCTCCTTTTCGACGGACTCAGGCCATTCATAGAGTGCACGGCGCTTGTTGCCGCTAAGATCTTCGTATAGCCATGCGGTGGGTTTCTGCGCTTTGAATGCGGCAAGCTGCTGGCGCAGTTTTCTTAGTTCTACACGATCAATCAGAACCATTTTCAGTTCATAGTTGATATCTGGTGTTTCTTCTGCATCAGCCTTTTTTAATCCACTGGTCATTTCAATCCATCCACAGCAAGTTGGTACATCCGTTTTGCAAGGCCGATTGCATAAGCTTCCTGTGCATAGAAAGGCTCCTAACACTCATAGCCAGCCCATTCTTTTGCGATCTCGCGCAGAACGCAATCCTTGGCGGCAAGCTGCCGCTTCATGTCTTCAATCTGCACGTCTTTGTTGTCGCAGTTCGACTGGGCGCGAGAAAGTTGCTGACTGGCCTCAGAATCACAAAGCTCAAGATACTCGATTCTCCTGTTTGCGTCTGCAAGCTGTTCGCGCAGATCAATTTCCCTGTCGACCGCCCGGATTACATCTTTGACAGCCGGACACATATAGTCAGGGTGCATCGGCCTTACATTCGCTGCGGACTCTCTGGTGTTCGCACCAGCGACGACACTGCAAGCAACAAGTTGCATCCGCGCATCTTCGAGTTCCTTCGAAAGCTCGATGATTTGCTTATTCAGTTCGAGTTCTTTGAATACTCTCATTCCTGATCCTCCCGACGTTGCCGGTATGTTTCTGCTTCCCAGTCTTCCTTCCTCTGGGCGACTGTCTCTTCCAGCTCATCCTCTTCCCCGTCGAGGTCTTCCTCCGGCGGTTCAAGCAGGCGGTCATGAGCTGTTGCAAATTGTCGGTTGTTCATTTTCCAACCTCCTTCACGCAAGTCGCACAAAACCTTCTCTTCTCTCCCCGCCAGAGGAGGAACTTACTCCCTGCCATCGTGCCATAGGTTTTTCCACAGCGGCAGCATCTCCAAGTCATTGTATGTCCGAGCATTTCTGAGCCTCACTTTCTTGCGTTCTTTTCGGCTTCCAAGCATTCAGCCGCTCGATCCATGCTGTGTGATCCCCATTCGCCTGTGTGAAGAGGGAAGATGTCACACCGGAGATGGAATTCGCCCGCCAGTCCTGTATGATGCATCGTCTTGTATTCACAGAATCCGCAGGTTTTCTTGTGGCAGTTAATTTCTAGCTGAATTGTGTGCATGGGAGTTCTTTCTGTTCGCTTATTGTTTATTTTCTGTGGCGTCAAGTGCTTCTTGAAGAACTGCTCTATCACCATCTGAGCCTCTAATACAGACCTTTCCTTCTGGATCACAGCAAACAGCAAGAATCGCATCTCGTAGAAGCATGATTTGCTTATTGCGCTCGACAAGTTGTTGATAGGCAAAGACCAGTTTTTCTGCTTCTACCTTCAATATAAAAGCATTGCGCGGTCCTGTAGCTATTTCTTTTAAGCGTTCTTCAGATATCATTTTAGTTTCTCCAAAAAGTGGGCAGTCCGGTTTTCCCGCAGCAAGTTTTATCCTCCATGGCTGCCCGGACTGCCCGGTTGAGGGACTGGTGGAGGTGGCTGTGTCTCAACTCACAGCGGGTGATTACGCTCGACACGGCCTTCGTTCCGTTCCCGCTTCACTCCCATTGATCTTAGTTCGACTGGAATGCCGGGTTCGGAGCCTGGCCTTCCTTTTCTTTCGGAAGTGCCTCGCACGCCTTGAAGAATTTCCGATCGTCCGGACTCATCCGCTGGCAGCGCAGCATGGTCATGCCGTGCTTGATGTCGGCCGCAGTAGCCAGATCGCCTGTTGCGATTGCCACAGCGTGCTGACGCTCCCAACCGCAGAGGTCGTCGTAGGAATACCCTCCGCCGCTGACTCCCACGCCGCCGATGGAGATCCCTCCCGACATTCCGGTCGTGCAGGGAGTGACAGATGGCATACTCGGGGGAGAGACGTCAGGAGCCAGCTTGCCCATGTCGGAGCCGGCGAAACTCACTTGCTGTCCAGAGTTGTTGGCGCTGGCATTGCCACCTTGACCGCCAGCCCCGCCCTTGCCTCCCTTACCACCCGCTCCGCCTGTCCCACCTTTCGCACTCGCCGAAGCTTTCCCACCGCTTGCGACAGCCGCTGCCCCAGCGATTGCGGTGGAGGAGCTGGCTGCAGCAGCAATCGTGTTCCCCTTTTCCTGCTCCTTCGGCGGCTTGTGCTCGGTCGCGCTGACCTGCCCGGCGAAGAGTGCGGATACTGCGATTGCGATAAAAATCTTTTTCATGATTGTGTTCCTGTAAAAAAGTTAGACGAAGTAAAATGATTGTTTCGTAAAACAACTGCGGATAAACCAAATCCATAAGAGTGAGCCTCTTCATCAAGCCTCCTGAAAGAAGATTGGGGGAAGAGGTTCTCTCCTCCCCCCTTCCCGCTCCACGTCGGAGGCTCAAGTCCCGTGGAACTCGGAGACAGTGGGGGGACACTGCTCCTGACTCGTTGGACGCCAACCAGGCTTACCGGGCGGGCCTCCAACCAGCTTAGCGGAGAGGGCAGCTTTTGACTCCCCTCTCGACTCAGCCGGCTTGATTAACCTTCGAGTTCGGCCATCAGGTCGTTCGCGTCGACCTTCTGAACCTTGGACTTCTTGTCGGCTTCCAGGCGGGCGATGACTGCCCCCGTCTTGGTCGTCGGGTTGCGGAAGGAAGCATACAGCTCCGCCCGCGAGAGCTTCTCGCCCTTCGCTTTCGCCGCATCGAGCTTGCTTTGCAGGAAGTCCTTGACGTACTGGACCGACTTCCCGGTGACCTCGCAGATGGCCTTGATGACCACGGACGCGCCGGAGAAGCCGTCGCCCGTTGCGCGGGTCGCAGTCCATTCTCCCCGCTCCAGCCGAGCGATCATGTCATCAACTGCGATGACCATATCGTCCAGGTCTTCCTCGCCCGCCGTTTCGTCGCCGATTTTCTGGCTTGCGCCGTGGCCGGCGAGCTGGTACAGGTTGGCGTTGGAGAGGGTAAAAGTCCTGGTCTGCCCGTTGCGGAAGTCGAAGCGGACTTGAACTACCTTGCCGTCGATGATGACTTCCTTCAACAGCCTTTTCTTGCCAGCGAAGCCAACCGTTCGCCCGTCTTCCATCGTGACTTGTTCGACTTCAGTCGGGGCGCGCTTGGTGCTGGTAGCTACTTCACTCATTTGAGACTCCTTTTTACTCGTGAGCATCCTTTGATGGCGATTGCCCTTACTCCAGATCTTTGCAACATTCCCTACGGAAATTGCATCATCTCATTTTTTTCGTGCGGGGTCAAGGAAGTTTTTCCTCGCGGTTGAAAATAGTTGGCGGGCGGCTGTCTATCCCCATAAATATGCTCATTTAGATTCGCTTGCCCATTGCATTGCTTGATAAGCCATGAAATGTGCTTCTGCTCTAGTTAATTGACTTGATCGAATATAAAGATCTCCATTCACGTCGTATCCAATAATTAAAATATCTTGCATACCGGCATCAACATCGGGAAGAGTCGAATATACCGCTTGTCGAGGCGACATTTTCTCACTTGGTTCTGGAGATAATCTAATAGGAGAGGTGCTCATATATGCCATTTTATCTGTCCCGCCCGCCGTCGATCAAGAACCAGATTGCTATGAGAAGGCCAACGTAACCAAGTGTCTGAATGAAATTATCCACGGAGTTCACTCCATCTTCCCGGCCTTCCACGGAAATACAGCTCCGCTCGTGGTGTAAGCTGTGTGTGGAGTCGCTCGTTCTCCTTCTCCCAAGCGATCGAGAGGAAGTAGGTAAATTCACCCAACCTGACTTCCCACTGAAAGAACGAAGTCATATCGTTCAGAATGACGGAAGGGAGTTCTTTCTTCCCGCCGAGAAGCTGGACGTACCGCTGAGCGAAGTGGGAAGCGATGATCGGAGTTACAATTTCTTGCCCGCCCCAAGTTTCATCTCGCTCCCCTGCCCTCGACCTCCCGTAAGCCAGCACAACCGGCCTTGTCCTATCCGTTCCCTCAATCTGCCCCACTCGAAGTGAGCCGGGAATATTCTTGATCGTCATCTTGAGCCTCTCTATTCAAAGAAACATCCGTCGAAAGCGTTGAAGAAATCGTCGAGGAATTGCTCCGTATGCTCCACCTTTCCCGCTTCCCCACGAAAGCTTGCTTGCATCGCGGCCAAGCAGTAGCCCGGATCAAGCGAACCGATCAGGTTGAAAGCCTTCCCTAGCTTCCTCATCACTCATCCTCCAGCTCGATCAATTCCAGCACGGCCAGCATCCCTTCCGCTGGCATCATTCCGAGCGCCCCGCAGTATTCGCATGGGGCGAAGAGACCTATCCGATCATCATCTGCCTGCTCGATTGGCCCTTGACTTCCACACCGGCGGCAGAAGCCTTCTCCCTCTTCCGCTGCAGCATGGAGTTCTCGCTTGGTAAATTTACGCATTTTCCTTCTCCTTTTCCTGGCATTCCGCCAGCGATTTCCAAAGACCTACGAACAGGTTTGAAATAGGCTTCTGTTCGAGCGGCATTTTGAACGGCTCTTGAAAATTCCACCATTCGCATCCATCATATTCTGCGCGATTCATTCTGCTATTATCCTTGAAAATGATAATCAGGTCTGTAGCTACTTGCGTGCTTCCGTACCCTGCATTGTATTCTCGATCTGCCAGCCGCTCAAACTCTCTCCACGAGCAGGAATGCCCAGAATTTTCTGATCCGATGAAGATTATATCTTCTGGTTTCTTTCCGTGCTTCTTCATAATACCCCAAGTTTCGCTTAGCAAGTTCGTCATCTTCCTTCTCCTTTCAACCGACCATATAGCCGTGCAAGAAGACTCTCTCGAATCTCCTTGACCAGTCCTACGACCAGATCTGCTTCGTCCGGACGAGCCAGCTCTGCCGTTCCCGCAGCCCGACCAGCCCGCCGTTGATCTTTCTTGTCACGCGGAGGATGTCGTCCTGATCCGCCGCTTCATTGCACCCCGCCTCTTTCCAGAAAACTGCTGCTACAGCCAGACATCGCATCGGGCTGACCACCAGCTCGGGAAACGCCACCAAGTCCGAGCTGATGTATTGCCCCGTCGCTTTCAGCAGGTCCGAGAGTCGCTGGTAATTTGCTTTTCCGGTCAGTTGGATCAATCCCCTTCCTCGGTACTTCCACCCATCCCCTGGCTCTGTGTTCCCCATTCGCCCTCCATACACCACATTTGCGAGTGCTTCCGGATTATACGCGAATTTTTCCGGGTCGAGCTTTCCTTTCGGAAGAAACCGACTCGGCCAGACGACCGCCAAGCGTTTCGCACTGTAATTGAGATTCTCATAAAGCACGGAAAATCCGCTCAACTCGTGCAGTATCTGAGCCATGAAATGTGCCACCCGAAGGGGAGTATCAATCTCATACTGGTGTACGGTTTCTTTCCAGCTGAACTTGAAGGCCTCGATATATGCTGACCGCACATTCGGGGCGAGTCGGAGGATTTGCTCTTCCGTAACCATAATGTCCATCTTTCTTCCTTTCTTCAGTACAGCAGGTCAAAAATATAATCCGGCTCTAGTCCGAACTCTTCCGCCAGAACTTCCTCGGGGTCTTCGCCAGCCATTACTCGTTCCTTCGCCTCTGCGATCAGTTCTTGCGCCTCTGCCCGGCTCATCCCATCCCTTCGCATCAAGACGGGGAGGATCTTGTAGCTCTCAGTATACATGGCGCTTCCTCCACTCGCGGGCGGCTATGAAATCGGTTCGCGGGAGCGGTCGCTCCGCCCCGAGCGTTTCTTCCGGATCTTCCCCGCCGACGGAATACTCGTTCGCTTCGTCCAGAAAGCTCTCGACTTCCCATCCCGCTGCTCCACTCCCCCTGACCATCCCGCGCAGCACTTCCCTTTCCGCATTAAACATTTGAGCCTCCTTTTTCCTGTGTGCCCTGATCGTGCAGCCGCCAGATCAGTATCTCCACCACATCGAACAAATTCCCACCGATTGCTCCCACCATCCAGCGGAGTGTTGGCCAATCCTGCTCCCGGTTCCCGAGGAACAGCCCGACCTGATCCCGGAAGTTGAGCTTGGGAAGTCCGGGCTTCCTTCTCATCGTGCTCATAACGCCGCTCCTTCTTCCGCCGCTTCGAGCAACTCATCCAGTCGCCCTTGAATCCGGTCCATCACTTCATCATGACTCGCGAATTCCCACATTCCCAAAATCCTCCGCGCCGTGTTGGTCAAGCTCTCCCCTCCCGCCGCGATGAATCCTTCCTTCTCCAGCTGCACCGCAATCTTAAGCGATTGCAGCCGCTCGTACTGTGTCCCAAGTCGTGTTAGCATTTCATTTCCTCCAAGTCGGCAGAATTGCCTCCAAAGCCTCCCGTGAGCGAGCGGCTTTGAAAGCCCTCTGATCAAACGTACCCGTAGCCGAGCACCAGCCCGAGCGAGCAGAATTCCGGATGATCCTTCTGATTATCATAATACAGATCATACATGGCAGTATAGAAATCCGCCGAAATCTTGTTAAGGTGCTCACCATAGGAGCGAGTATCCGGCCGATTGTGGATTTTCCGCCTAGCCGCAAAAGTCATTTTGTTTCTCCTTTCAAGTTATCCCGTGTCATGAACACGTTATGCCACCATAACATGCCCGCGCACCCCATGCAATATAGTTTTCCTCGCTTCTCATCCGTCTATCCCAAGCAATTCCCTCATCTGCCTGAGCACATCTTCCGAAACCTTCGGATCGGGCTTGCAATCCTCCACCGCGAACGGGTTCTCCGTATTCACCCTCGCTTGCACCGACCGCAGACTCGCGGCAATAATCTCTTCATCACCTCCAAATCTCGGACTATCCAGCCCTTCTGCCCCATTCCACGCTTGTTCCAGCACAAACCCTCGGGCCACCCCTGTATCCTTCCAGCTCTCCCCCCTCACAATTCTCCCCACTTGCACCACACTCCACCCATATTTCTCCCCGCACTCCCTCTGTGTCATCCCGTTCGCATAGTCCCTCCGCATCGCCTCCACCTCCACCGCGCCATGCCTCGCTGCTTTCCGGTTATTCTTCCCAAAGTTCTGTCCCATTTCCATTCCTTTCTCAGTTAAATCCATCTTCCCACGCCCGACGGGTGGAATCCCATCAAGCTAGCCCATTATCATCATCATCCTCATCTCCATCTATCATACGCGGGTGCCTCCCTCTGGGTTGGTTGGTTCTTAAGAGAAAAAAAAAAATAAAAAAAAAAATCTAGACTCTTTTTACTAGGATTTTGGCGTCCTTGAGAGGGCCGCGTATGATAGACGAAGATGATGATGACGATGATGATACATATCATGTTATGTGATATCCATGCCATTGTCAAGCAAGGGCTTCGCTTATCATCATTCGGTTATATTCGCACAATCGCGCCACAATCAATCGGCCGGCCCGCCCTCATTATGCCATTGCCCCCGCGTTCGAACGCGTGCATAATGGGTTACCGCATGCCACGCGGCCATCGCCAACCACCCGAGGAACCCGCCATGCCCCCGCCCGTAATTCTCAATGATTTCACTGCAGCCGAAATCCAAGCAGCCCGTGCTCGCTTGGGAAGCCCTCGAACCGACCGCCCTTGCCTCTGGTGCGAGAAGGTTAAATCCATGCGAGCTGATCAGCATTTCTGTTCTACCGCCTGCCGAGCTGCCTACGCAAGGGCTGCGGCACAACTCGCTCACGAAAGGTTGGTTCGAGAAAAAGAAGCCTGGCTCATCGAACGAGAGGGGCTTATCCAGGAGATTGCTGAATTGCGGCATCGACTGGGAGATTGAAGCGAAAAGGCGGGCAATCTTTTCAGACGCCCGCCCCGATTGCTACCCGTTCAGCATCGGTCCGACAACCGTCGCCACCTCCTGCAACCACAGCCACAGGCTCCAAGGCCCGGGCCGCGTGATCTCCGCTGGCTCTGTGCCGACCCAGAATGCGACGAACGCGGCGATAGTCCAGAGGATGATGATAGTGGTTTCACCGCCTCTGTGCATAGTGCGATGTATCATTTTGATTTCCCTTTTTTCCGACACCATACGCAAATACCGTTGAAGAGAAAGCGCAGGTTAATTAAGGCCTTACACTGGGTACAATGCTCACAGGTAGATTTTTGAGCTTTGTTCATTTCACCGGCCTCCGTTTGGTTATCATCCGCTTGATTGCGGCGATCCGATCATAGGTCATTCGAGCCTCCTATCATGTAGATTGTTTAATCCATTCACGCGCCGGCTGCACGCGCCGAATTGCGGATTGAGAAAGTTTATTTACACAGTCTAGGCACAAGTCCTGCCCGTGTTTATGTTTCGCGGTTGGTGGCATGTACCCGAGGTTATCCAGCCTGACCGATTTTCCGCACTCGCTGCAATGCTCCCATTGCGTTCCATTAGAATCAATTACGCCAGCCATTTGAGCCTCCATTAAGTTACGGGGCGAATAATCCCCATGCAGCCCCCTGTCACGAGGCTGCCGGTGAATTACTCGCCGCCGTCCTCGTCCTCCATTTCATCCAGCAAATCATCCGCGCTCACAGTCGCACGTTCGGCCTTAATCGCCGCAATTGCAGCCGCGACCTCCTTCGTCTTGGCGAATTCGGCGTAGGCCTCACGCCGGGAAATGCCGCGTTTTTGTTCCAGTCTCCATGCCAACGCCTCGCAATCCTTGTCGGGCCATACGCGTTTCATGGCTTGGAGCGTAATACCTGACGTATCCCGGCCCTCGCCGCCCGCGGCCCGTTTAACCCGCCATTCAACCGTACCGCTCTCATAGTGTTGAATGAGCGCTTCCATTTTCTCACGCTTCAGCTTGAGCATTTCGGCGGGGCTCCGTACCGACCCATCCGGCGCATTCCGCGAGATAGCCGCGGCATTGACGATCCGGACATCCGCAAAGCCGACTGCGGCTGCACGATTCCGGTTGATCTCGGACACCTTGCGCAAGTCGAATTTCAGACTTGGCATTCCCCGCAGTTGAAATTCAATGGACATTCCATCCTCTGCGACGATGGGGTTGATCTGCTGGTTGTCTTTCATTTGAGCCTCCGTTCATTTGTCCATTGGGCCATTCCCGCTGGTACGCCAACCTATGAGCACATGCCATGCCTGCCTCGCCACAAACCAATAAAATAATTCTAACCCGTTGATTTCAAACGCTAATCCCCTCTCACCCAGGCCAAACGAGAGCAGGCACGCAATATGCTCAATGTGACAATTTACGGCACAAATGACGCAATTTGCGGCACCATGCATAAACCATGCCTACGGCCAACCATTCATCAACAGTCTTGACGCGCCCGCTTGCACACACGCTCGCGCGTATCCTTCTCCGCCCGCGCTCACGCTTGCACGCGCGCCCGCCCGCTTGCGCCCGCCCGCCCGCGCCTAGGGGGTTCAAGGGGAGGGGGGCAAAAAAATTCGCGTAAAGTTTATATCTAGCCCCAAGTAGGTTTTTGCAGGGTTTGAGG